CATCGTGCGACTTGTCGGTCGCGGCGTTGAAGTATCCTTCAAGTCCGATCGAGCCGTCCTGAAGTCCTCCGATCCTTTCCGGCGCACTCTTGTCGAGTCCCGTTACCTCCAACATGTTTGTCGGAAGGTTTATGGAAACCGAAGATATGTCGTTCGATATATCTTTCCAATTTCCTGCGCTGTCATCAACCGCAACATACGTTCCGGTTCCTGCTATTTTTGCCATTTTTAGACCTCCTTAATTAGTCTCTGGCGAAATCAACTGCAAACACTAAATTCGTAAATGTGTTCGTGCTTCGACATCTTAGATATCGATTTACTGTTCCCGTGACGGCGATATACTCGCTGTTCGGGGACGTTGTTACAGCCGTAAAACTTAACAGATCAGACCATGCCGATCCGTTTGTGGAATGCTGAATTTTTACGTCAGCAGTTCCGGACGAAAGCGAGAACACTTGAAGAACAGCACTTCCGCCGCTTGATGACGACGCTCCGCTGTCTATCGTTCCTCCAGATGTTGTGCTTGAGTGGGTGTCTTGGTGAGACGTTAACATCGCCCCAAACTGTGGGGTATATGTGTTGGATTCAAAACTCGCAGAGGCGGAAACGGCGGTATCGATTCCGTTCTCGACATCGTAATTCGCGATCTTTGCGACCATGTGAATCGACGGGTCGCCTTCAGCAGAACCCATTGGAACGAGTACGTTCTGATCCGTTATCGGTACTTTGCCGGAATTAGCGGTGAACAGCGCATGGGATCGCCCAGCCGCCGCGTCAAACCAAACGCTCACTCCCATCGTTCCCGATCCTAATCCGGAGATACGTTTGTTCGCCGTGACGTCCAATGTTGTGACATCGAGCATCGTGCTGGAGTAACCGATTCCGTCGAGACTGTTTGCATCTCCCGATAGGTCGTCCCCCTGTACATATAACCGAATATTATTTCCGTTTACTTTTGCCATCTCTTTCTCCTATGGTGCGACCGTAACGTCGTCTAATATCTCAACTTCAAAAGGAATCGAAACCGTTCGGAACGCTGTGCCGGATATCTCTTGATATCCTGCTTGCGCGTCTCCGACTTGTGAATATGTGCAATTGCCGGACAACTCGGTATCAGCCGCGAGAACATCGTGGACGTTGTACATCGCATCCCACACGTCGAGTTCTAATGATTCTCTGACGTCCGCGCTACTCTGCATCCGAAAGTAACCGCGTATAGAGAAGGTAGTGATTGACCCGTCTCTTGTCATCGTTTCGCCCGTTACCGTTCGTCCTGCGACCCAGAACGCAAGCAATGGAGTTCCCGCGATTGACAATGGCTCTCCTCTCATTACAGAGACGAAAGCCGGATCAGTTATCGTTGATAACAGAGTATCGATTCGATCGATTGCTCCCGATCTGCTCATGATTTAAAAACCTTCATAATTGCTCCGCCGATGTATCTCTGGAAAGCCTGTTCGTTTCTCGCAAGCTGTCGAAACATGTTCTCGAACATCTTGTATCCCTTGAACCTTGACTGAAAATTCCGACTTGAAATTCCCTCAACCCAGTTCGCATAAATAAGATTCGATCCGTATCGATGCGCTCCCGCGTCGATCTGTGCCACGTAATCTTTTACAACTGCCGATCCGATTCTGTTTTTTAAGTTACCTGTCACAAAACCATGATTCGGATACAGTTGATTTTTGACAACGTTCGCCCCTTCGATCTGTGCGAGTTCCATCAGCCCGTCGTTGATGGCGTGTTTTAGTTGATCCTTTAATCTCGGATCGGCTATCTTTCCTTTGAGTTCGGTTTCGATCGTGACATTCATTACATGAAAATTCCGTTCGATGTCGACGCGACCCGATATTGATCGAGCGATGCCAGCACCTGTTTGATTTCATTTCTCGGCAACGTGATCGGCTGATCTCCTCCGATCGTTGTTGTCAGTCCCAAATCCCTATCTCGAAAAGTAATTCGAGATATATCGAGACATGCTTGGGAGACAAGTTCGGGATATACAAACGCGGAAACGTCCTGCGAGATCAGGTGCGTTGTGGCAGTTGTGCCATTGACGCCCCTTTCGACGGTTAACGTGTTTGTGCTGATAGACGTCACGTACATATGCTCCGAGCCGATTACTATCGTCTCTGCGCTTCCCAGCGCACTTGCGCTGGCAACGTCGAATGATGTTGCTGTCGCATCTGTAATCGCCGCCGAGTTTGTTGTCACGTCAGTCGTTTCGTTTGAGTATCCCCATGTCCCAAGAATCGACAAAGTCTGTTGTCCACCATAGAACGACTTCGCCGTGTCCTCGTTTAATTTGAGAATTGTTTTCGGCGAGAAGTTGTATGGCATAAGCAGATAATCATTATCGTATCCGCTCGTTAATGTTTCCGATCCTGTCCGTGCCGTCTGCTTGTATGAAGTGACTGTCGTTGCTTCGACGAGCCATCCATCCAGAGGGATCACCGGAGACAGGGTTTGTGCCAACGATATGTCTCCACCCCAACCCGTCGGAGTTGTGTATTGCGGAGACTGTCTCAAAGTTCCAGAACCTATGTCGTAAGTTCTGGTTTCTGTGGATGCGCCGAACATTCCTCCTCCGCAGTAATCGTCGATCCTGCGGGAGGACGCTTCGATAATGCGTCGCAATGTTGCCGCGTCTCCCGTCCAACCCGACGCGTAACTCGTTCCAGCGAGGTAATCTCTCAGGTCGTCAGTTGTCGCGTAAGAATGGCGGTTCGGCATTATTTATTCTCCTGCGTCGTTGTCTGCTTGTTTGTCCCCGTTGTTTTCTTTTTCGTCGTCGTCGCTTTCTTCTTAAAATACTCGGCGTAATCTGTAGCAACCTTGGCAGGCACTTCGTATTCAGTACCTTCGACAAAAGCCAAATTTAAACTCCCGATCGTCACGTTTTTTAAACATATTACTTTCGCCATTTTCATCTCCTCAATAACGACAGGGGGAGTGGTCATTCCGTTGCACTCCCCCTGCCGACTTAGCCTTTAGTTATTAACTAGCGGCGCACTTCAAAATTTTGAACGCATCGGTTAAACCGACTTGTCCGTCGCCTCTTCGAGTTCCGAAGAAACCGATCTGATCCGTTTCCATGTAGAGCGAGTCATTTCTTCGAATCGAAAAACCAATCCTGTCAAAGATGTAGTAGTTTCGGAAGTCCCCAAACACAGCGATTTCGTTGTTCGCTTGCAGGCTTGAGTTAAGACCGTTGCCACTAATATCGTTGTTTATGACTGGTCGACCAAGCAAAAACGACGCGGGAGGTGTATTCAAGTCATTGACTGAATGCACTCCTGCCGATGTTGCGTTGATGTTGTTGATCTCTTTCGAGATTAACGATTGCATTACCCAAGTTGCATTCGCTCTGTGCTGTGCTTCTAAGGTATAGAAAATGCCGAATATGTCAGCGGCGGTTATTGACGTCGTCGCCCCCATAACATAATCGGAAACCCCTGTTCCCGCAGGCAGAATCCCTTGGTAATTTGTGGTGTCGTTACCGTTTAGGATTCCGACATCCTCGAATCTTCCACTAGCCTCTGCAAATATTTGTCCCAGCAATGCTGGCAAGTTTACCGCGGAGTCGTCGAGTAATTCTCGGCTGGTTTTCACCAATCCGCCCGACTTCTCTATGCTGAAATTTACCTGTCCAACTACGGGCGTGGACTCCTGCGTTGTGTAGGCGGCTTCCTCTGCGATTGCCCCCCACGTTGCTGACGCTAACGTCGGCAAATATCCGTCCTTACTCGCAACACGAATAACCGTTGCCGCCGTTCTTAATGCTCCCCACGGCAGTCCAGTATCGTGAATCACAGAGTTTATAAACTCTTCTGGAACAAAGAATCCCATTTTTTGTTACGACCTCATTTGAGGCGGATCGATCATTTCTGTCGATCTCTCATGGTTTCCCATGAGTTCAGACTATCTCATCATCTCCTTCGAGATGTTCGGCACTATTGGTGTATTACGTTCTGCGCTCTCAGAACACCACCTAGTCGTTGAGCCTTCCCCGAAAGCGTTCGGGGCTTGGTTGCGGATTAGCTTATCTTGCGACTTAGCCTTCCCGACAGTTCACCGAATTTGCAACAGTTATCACTAACTGAGGGGGCAGATTACTTTTTTACCCTCTGCGTCCGTATCCTCTTGCATTGCCTTCAGAACATCTGTACTAGCTGTCTTGTAGAAAACATCTGTCGAAGGAGCGGTCATCCATTGGATGAAAGCATCCTTCTGGAAATTGGCTTCATCTTTTAAGTTGTCTCCCATGACATCCTGCACCCAGAGCGGCTGTGCCATTGCTGGCATTCCCTTCACCCAAGTTGCGGGCTTATAGTCCGCCTTAGTCTTTGCTCCGGTGTCGTTTGCCTTGTACAGTTTCACGTCTTCGGACGCAACTGGAACTCTCTGAACGCCTTCGTCGCCCCACGAGTCGGTCATTTCTTTGACCTTCGAGGCGGTTGCGTCAAGAGAGTTTGCTGTTGCGAATTTTTCTTTTGCTTCTGCCACCAGCTTCTCAGCCTGTACCGCTTCACCAGAAGTGATAGCGGCTTCAGCCTGAGTTACCAGAGACTTTGCATCGTCGCGCAAATCTTTCGATTGCATTACAAATCTCCTATTTCTTTTTTGATTTCTTCGATCTCTCTCAGTTGTATAGTTTTCCTCAATTCCTTGACCGCTTCGATCAACTCGTCGGGGACATCTACTTCCGTGCCGGAGGCATCCGATTCATCGTCGGACGTGTCTGGGACGGGTTCTGATTCTATGGTTGGTGTTACGTCATCTTCGGACTTTGCCGATATCGTTGCCGTGCTGGGTGACGCTCCCCTCACAACTAGGCTGGTTTCTACCCAATCAAGTTTATTTATTATCCGAACAGACTGTCCGTCCTCTGTTCTCTCCATGATTGCGCTGTCTGGTGTCATGTTGAAACCGACAGAATATTGATTAAGATAATCTCCCTTCACATTGCTAAAAGCATCGCGCCCCATCTCGGTTTCGAGATTCATCTGCATGACTGCCTTGAGGCGATATTCGTGTTCACTAAACGGAACAACGCTGGCAGATAAAACCTTGCCAACGACATTCGATTGGTCGTGCTGTGTCAGTACAGGGATTGGAAGATTGTTTTCGATCGAATCATTGAAAGCGTCGTGCGTGATGATGTCGTTATCTGAATCAACGATCCCCATCGAGTTGACGTACGCTTCGACGATTCCCTGCGTTTCGTTTAAGACTTTAACTTCAGTTAAATGTCTTTGAACTTTGTCGATTCTAAATGTATCGGTCATACCAGCACTCCTTCGGGTTTGTAATCTCGCGGCATTGGCAACCAGTTAAGTCGCCCGTTTGGATGATCCATAATGTTCTGGGCATCTATCAGCGGATAAATCGTGTTATGTCTTTGGATACATGTGAACCCATACGGATCAGCCGGATCGACATAATTGTCGTTCGGATCGCCGTCGGGATCATCTGCTCTGGCATATCCGAATCCTTGATCCTGATATATCCGTGTAGTTGTCAGGTTTTGAGTTCTCATCGTTTCCGTTCGGGCGATTAGTCTGGCTCGAACGTTTGTTGCCTCGGTAAATACAGAGCGAATTCCGACGAAGTTTTCGTCCGGAACGCCTCTCGCCAATTGCTCGATCGTGTATCCACGAGAGAGAGCAATGTCGATCACGCGCTGTGTCGCTTTTAATGTTGTCGAATGTATCAATGTCGTACGCTCTGGAACGCCCGTTAACAGTCCCGTAACCAGCGGAGATGTCGCGTCGTACGTCACAGTCCCAGCGACTCCGGCATCATTTACCGTCGCAAATGTCGTCTCGATTCCGTCTGAATACTGACGGAAGAGAATGCCCGACAATTGCTGTGCCGATTCCTCTGGTATCAGTTCCGCGTAATCCTGCGGCATTGCTTTGATAACCTCGATTCCCTGTCCCCTTTCCATTAGCCGACCGAGTATTCCATCGACTCTGTTCTGAAGACTGCGGAAATATTTTTGATATTCCGGTGTCCATTTATCCGTCAGCGAATCGCGCTCGTCGATAAGTCTTTGGCTCATGCGCTTGGCTCGGTCTGCGACCGCTCCAATCGCTTTGATTCCTTTCAACTCTTCGAGCGGCTGTGCGGCGATGATAGGATTCATCGGTGCTATTGGAAGTTCACCGACAACGACCTCGGTTGTTGTCGTGGGAATGCGTCGGATATCTCCGTTGTTTACGGCTTCAATCCCAACCATTTCCCGCGCTTCGTTTAGTGACACGATACCGGAAACAAACAACTCGGACGCTCTGTTCGTGATGCTGTCGTCCTCGTCGAGATATGCCCTGTATTCGCTCATATCGACAGCGAGTTCGCCGTCGTTCGGAAAGTCTGGTTCTAACGTGAAATTAAAAAAACGAACTATTCGTGTGATTAACGGGTTGACTGTCTCTGCAAAGAAAGCGAATCGCGCTTCTCTATAGTTGCTATAGGTCGACCTTTGAAGTCCAACATTCGCAGAGATAAGAATGGGAGGAACTCCCAGCACGGCACAGATGCGCGTCTCTGTAGTGTTTCGAACCTCGGTCATTGCCATGTCTTTCGGTGCAGATGCCATCTGTTCATAGGACGCATCCTCGTCGAGTATCGCTACCGAGTGAAGATTGTTCGTCCCCCCGAAAGATGAACGCCATCGATTGCGGATGATGTTCGCTTCCTCCTGAGAGGTCAATCGTTTCTTGAGTTTCAAAAGCCCCGACGGAACTCCGGCATTATTGAAATATGCCTTGTTGAAATCTGTGATCGACATGTCGAGGTTAACTATTTTCGAGATCACATGGAGAGGCGATAATCCAAAATTATCGTCCTCTGGATTTGGTAATTTCAAATGCCCCATATCTTCATATGGGATTTTGTATTCCTTCGAGTCGATCTCATAAACGTAATCGTTTCGTCCGTCTCCGCGGGGCGCGACGCTCACACGGTCGGGAGGCAACAGATACAGATCGCGAACTCTGCCGACGCCGTCGCGTTGCTTGAGAACGTAGACGTTCCCCGCAATGTTCAGATAGGTCACCACTTTTTCGATGAACGTGTACCAATCCTGCAAGTCGTTTGGGCGGGACAATAAGCGGGCAAACTCTCCCGATTCATCCTCTATGTAGCCACCTTCTGCCGTTGGCTTCTGTATTAAATAGCGAACCGACGCCGCCGCTGTGGACAGTTCTCGGATACACGCATAAACGATGGCGTTCTTTCCGTATCCTTCACGGGCGAAGTTCTGATAATTGTCGGGAGGGTCTTCGGTTTGTCCGTATCCTCCGGCAAGAGGAACGGTCGCGTCGACCTGTTTGAGTTCTTCCGTTCTATTAAAGAGATTCCAGAAACTCGGCATATCCACCTCTTACGGCTTAAGGGAACATGCCAAAGTCCACATTTTCGGAACAATCTTCCAACGTTACATATTGAGGCTTTCCTGACAGCACGTCAAGAAACTTCGTTTCTTGTTTTGCATCGATAGCAGACGATGACCGTTCCTTTGCTCGCCTTTTCTGCGAGCAATTTGCCGCATTGTTCGCACCGCAGTTCCTTCGTTTCTACTTGTGACATTTACAATCACAGCCGAGACAATCACGATGCCCGCCATATAAACAGATCAGATTAATTACCATACGCCCATTCCTGCCGCGCTTGTTCTGCCCTGTACGGCGAGAGCCAGAGCCATCACGCAATCGTCATGCAGTCCCGTCGGAGCGGAATATTTCACTCCGGTTCTGGTGTACTCGTAAGCAAAGGCGTCGAGTTCAGCAACGATCGCGCCGTCTGGATACGTGATGCCCTGCGTCTGAATGGCAAGCGACAGTCCTTCCATTAACTTCTGCTTAGATGTCGAGGAGAACGTATACCCCTGAACGTTGCCGAGAGAGCGTTGGAGACGCTCGACAATCGGGTCGCCAACTCCCGTACTGTCGACGAGTGCGCTTGTGTTGCTGATTATATTTCCGAGACGATAGCAAGTTTCTTCCCACGGGGCTTGAAAGCGTTCGAAAGCTGACACGTTTCCCGATTCATCCAGCCCGATTGCGACCGTCCAGTCCACACTCTTCGCAAGGTCGACACCAAAAACGACCGTCTCTTCGGTCGACATTGCTCCGATACATTGTTGGATTGCCTGTTGTCCGAACGGGTTTCCGCCGTCCTCTGACGGCTCTGCGAGATACAGTTCCTTGAACACGTTCTCTGGGAGCATCCCCTTCGCCTGTTCTATCTCGTCAGCAACGACGATGCCAGCTTCGACAGCGTCATACGCTGTCAGCTTGGCATAGTGCCAGTCGGGTTCTCCTATCTCTGCTCGTCGTGCGAGAACATATGCCCAATTCTTTCGCCCTTTAACGTTCCCGATAATGCGAATCTGTCCCCGTGTCGCTGTCATGGTTGAACGAATCGCATGCCATGCCTCCTCTCGCAGACGGGTTGCCTCGTCTATTACGACAGCAAAAACATCCTCTCCGTATAGGTTGTCCGGCTTCTCTCCAGATTTAAACGCAACGGTCGTGCCGTTAATGAGCCGAATCGTCAGTTCGGATTCGTTCGCTGTGTAGAGTTGTTGGTCTAGTCCGCGACGCATCCTTCGAAACGCGATTCTCGCTTGCGGATATACCGGAGCGACCCACCAAAACGTCTGCCCCTCTCGCCCCCGAAACGCCTGTTCAATGATCCACGAAAGACAGGCAACAGTCTTTCCGCTCTTCGTCGCCCCTTCGATTACGGCGTATCTCTTAGGACTGAAGATCGCGTCCTGTTGCTTCGAGTATAGTGGGGGGCGTTTGTATTTGATTTGTGTCGTCATTGTTCGCACTCTCTATTACAAAGGTGACAGGCTCATTGCTGACGAATGAATTGTTCACCTGAATCATTGATTTATCTGGAACAACTCCATGAATAGCCGATATCTTATCCATTACCTGTAGAACAATTTTGACCGCCTCGACATCTCCTCCCAATGCCCGCTGATACCAGCGAAGAAGGATTTGATTGTACCGTTCCATCTGCAACGCTCGAACCTGATCCGCCATCCCGACATGCTCTCTGGCGAGTTCACCAAGAACTCGCGTAACGTCTTTCTGAATCTGGGACGACGAGACGCCCTCCTGATCGGCGATCTGCCGGACGCTTGCTCCGGCGACCTTCGACTGAAGAACGCGGAATTGACGCTGTCGCACAGCCATTGTTTGCTTATTAGCCATAGGTAATCCGATTAACTTTATCGATCTTGGCTTGTTTCGACCTGTTGGTGATGACCATATTCTCCGCAAGTTTCACAAAAAACGGATTCAACGTCCACAACTTCTCCACGAAATGGATAATGTAATTCTCGACGCTTGCTCCAATAGATTCGGCGGCGCATACCGTACAGCCCAGCGAGTTCAGATATGCGTCGATCGCACCTTCTGCGATCTCGCATTCTTGCTCCGGCATGTTGAGATGGGTTTCGATTCGGTACTCGTCATGGATGCGACAGTTCACCGTCTTAAATACGATGTCCATTTGTTTCTTGGGACGGTCTAAGAAATCTTCCTTATTGGTAAACCCCCAAGCGTACACGCCCTCCCATGCCTTGTTCCCCTCCTCGTCTTCGTTCCAGTAGTTCTCGAAGATGTAATCTGTGTTATCTGGCATCTGCTCTCCTTAGATAATAGATAGCTTTCTCGCTCCGTCATAATCAATTCGACCCACATACTTGAACCCTGCTGTCACGCGTCCAGATGCCGAGGTCGCCTTCATTGATGGTCTTGCCGACGACTTCCCTACCGGAGAGATTCTGCCCGGCTTTCCCGTCATACGCCAATTGGTCGACTTGGCTCGCGTCCATATCATCGCCGGATGCGCCATTCGATCATACACGGGTTTTCCTGTCGCTCGCATCATCGAGGCGACTCTGTCAGCCATGACAGTCCCGATCCCCAGCCCTTGATAATCCGGCAGACAGACCGTCCTCGACAGTCTCCAGCCGGACGCGGTTGCGTGAGGGAACGAAAGAACGCCGACGAAAGCAACGGGAGTCTCGCCCATGAACGCCACGAAACACGTTGCCGATTGGTTGATGCTCTGACTTAGATAGTGAAATCGACTGAAGATACTCCATGCTCTTTTATCAACTCGACGAATGCTGAGTGAGACTTCCGGTCTTCGCCGAACCGACCTCCATGTGAACTGGTTATCGGCTGGCTCATACAGCCAGTCGGGTTGCAACCAATCGACGATATCGTAATGGCAGGACACGGCGACGAACTGTCCTCCGCGCCTCCGTACGGCTTTCGCCATCGAGTGGCTTCCGATCTGAGCGACTGTCCGGTCGACGACGCTGGTGAACTCATCGAGTACAACCAGCCCGTCGGAGACAATGGCTCGCGCAAGATTGGCACGGAACTGCTCTCCCGTCGACAGCACATGAAATGGTCGCAACCAATTCGGAGGACTGCCGAACCCAACACTCGACAGAGCATAGGTAATGTCTTTTATCGACATGGTGTCAGGAAAGGAGTCGACGATGCTTTCGCCTTCCTTCCAGTTAAACTCTTTGACAGCGTCGCCGAAAACCTCGGTCGCGATGGTGGTTTTCCCAGAGCCGGACGCGCCAACGATGAGTCCGACGTTCCACTCCTGCTCCTCCAGCGGCATTGATACCGTCCACTCCTCTCGGCTGACTTCGTCAGCCTTGAGGTCGAAGATACCCTCGACCTGTTGAACGCGTGGCGTCCGCCTGATGTCCGCAGTTCTTAGGATATTAAACTCTGGCATGTCAGTCCTTCCATTGAGAATCGATCCAGTAAATTGCGTTGATGTTCTTCATCGTCGCACAGAATAACGACCTCGAATTTCGACTCCAGAGCGTCCGTCTCATCTCCTGAAACCGCCTCCGAAAAGTCGAGATCAGAACCGAGGTTCGCCATTTCCGACAAGATGTCAGATAAGTCGCTGTCGGCTACCGTAATTCCTGCCAGCAAATCGGCAAGAATATCGCTGTCGGTGTCAGCCATAGCACCCAACACGTCATGCGTTGCGAGGACTTTGTCCGCCTCTTCGTCGTTAAGATCGACAATCAAGACCGGAACTTCGGTGTCCGATGCCACCTCAGTCCGGAGATGTCCGTCGATTAGCACCAGCCCTGCGGGTGTTTCCCGTGCGATTACCGCGTCAGCAAAGCCCACGTCAGCCAACATGGAACGTAATGCGTTCTCCTGCGTCTCAGGATGCTTCCTCCAGTTCTTCGGGTTGGGGAGCAGTTCGGATGCTGGGACGGTTCGGAACTCTTTGATTCGGTTTCTGATCTTCATAATAGTTTCGTCAACTCCTCCGGTGTCCACTCGGTATGATTCTGTCGGTATCGCCACGCTTTTGTCTCGATCCAGTTCGGAAATATGCGCTCCTCGTTACATTTGCGACACTTTCCCGTACTTTCTTTCCCGCTGGGGCTTTCGACGATCCAATGATGGACGTGTTCGCTCATGAATGGACTATCTGGTTTCGACATGTCTCCATTGAATTCATCATCCAAATCATGTCGCGATCAACCGTAAAATTTTCGAACCCGTTCCAGATTGCGCCTCTGCTTTCCCAATAAGATTTGACATGAAATTCGCGTTGTTCCTTTGCGTCGGAACAACCTCCGAGAACGTAATCGCGAACGACCTCTCCGATCAGTTCTGCGAACACTTCGTCGATCTCGTATCGCTCGTCGATCTGTTCGTCCTCTGGAAAGCGTAGCGCACAGCGACGATTCGCAACGAGGAGAGTATCTATAGCAGAACGGAACACCCGTACGTCCTGCGGCAGTTCTAGGGGCTTGTCTATCCACTTAATAACCATCGGCTTCTCCTTAACATGTGAATTATTTCCTGCTAACCAACTTCGGTACTGTTTAGGCATCAACTTGCCGAAACATGAACCCACAACAATCCATACAAGCCCAAGACACATTAGACACATTATGCCATCCGGTTAACTTCTTACCGCCTGTATCCTTAATCTCACTCTCTATTGTCTTGCCACATCTCCAACATTCTGCGTCGTACCAGTAACGACCTTTTTTCGCAAGATGGAAACCAGTATTCATATTATTGTTAATCATTCTGCTTACGTCGTCATCCGTCATATATCAGAAATCCTCGATCTCGGTGATGAGGAATGCTTTCGCTCTTCCTCCTGCCCCTCCGGTAAATATCTTAATAACTCCGCCCTTTCCTTTCTTCGACTCCTTTGCCGCGAGTTCGAGTTGTCCGCTTGCTTTCGCAAGCCATACAGGGACGGCGGTCTGGGTGCTTTTAATTTCGTACACATGAGAGTCGTTCTCGACGTCAGTGTGCGGTCGGGCTTTGTCGAGGTTGCGAACGCCATCAACGGCGGTCGCGGCACGTCTTTCGTACTCTTTGCCACGTCGTCGATTGTTGTTGTTCCGCCTCGTCGTCGAATCTCTTGTCGGCTTCATAGTGATTGATCGTATCACAACCCGTCGTTATGTAACGACGTAACGATACGTTTTATATATACCTCCCTTTAGGGAGGGATATATAAACATTACGACATAACGACGTAATGTCCGGTTGGTTTTTACGGAAAAAGTACC